AAGTTGTTGAAGAAGAAGTTGTTGAAGAAGCAACTGAAGAAGAAGTTGTAGCTGAAGGTCCAACACGTAAAGATTTTCAAATGGTAGCAGACTTAATTAAAAATGCTGAACCTGCTAAAAAAGCAGAACTAGCACAACATCACGCAGATGTGTTTGCTAAACAAAACCCACGCTTTGACAAAGAAAGATTTATGGCGGCTTGTGGTGTTGAAGAATCAGTAGCAACTGAAGAAGAAGTTGTAGAATACTATGATCCAGAACACGTTGCAGGTATTGTTAAAAAGCATGAAGAAAGTGGTCACGAAGTTGAAATGGATCCATACAAAGAAGATGAAGCAGGCTTTACTGTTACATTTAAAGATGGTGCACGTAGACACTATCACTATACTAAATCAGGCGTTAAAGTTGATTCATTAGAGCCAGTAGATGCAATAGTTGATCCAGATGCACCTAAGAGAGAACGTGGTCGTCCTAAGAAGGAAGACATTGAAGAAACAGAAGTAGACGAATTAACACGTGCTTTTGAATCTAAGTATGCTGAATTAACTACTGAAGAAGAAGTAGTTACAGAGTCAACGCAACTTACAGAAAGTGTACAACTAACACAATCAATTGATGATCAAGGTAATGAGTCAGTTAATATTAATGCTCAAGGTGATCATGTTGATATGGTTAAACAACTATTAGCATTATCAGGTATGCGTTCAGATGGTTATAAAGAATATAAACCAGAAGAAGGCGAGGAAGCAGAAGTAGAAGAAGAACTTGCTAATTCACCTGATGTTAAACATGCTGATGTTGATACACAATTAAATAAAATGTCAGGTGGTTTAAATGGTCCTAAGGACAAGTCAGCACTACGTGGTGACAGTGTTAAACTACACGACAGCAAAGATTTAGAAGAAAGCCTTTTAGACTTATACAAAGAATACAAAGGTTAATATCATGCTTGTTCGTGAAGTATTAGAACGACCTAACACAATAGAACAAGCATTTCAATATCACATTGACAAAAATATTCCTATCAGGGAGAATATATTCCGCCCTGGTAGTGATAATTACTTTTCCCTATTTAACTATGCTAGACAGCAATTTAGCGAAGGTCATTATCAGCCAGACTGGCAAGATCAAGAATTATTAGAATCTAACATTGGGCAAGTTGTTACTCTTAAAAATGGATACAAAGTGCCGTTAGATCAACCATTTGCAGATGACGGAATATCAGAAGCAGAATATCAAGGTAAGAAAGTAGAACTTAATAAACCTAAACGCGGTGGTCCTAAAAAGTTTTATGTTTATGTAAAAAATCCTAAAACAGGTAATGTTAAAAAAGTTACTTGGGGTGATACATCTGGACTATCAGTTAAATCTGGAGATCCAGGCAGAGTTAAAAGTTTTGTAGCAAGACACAACTGTAAACAAAAGAACGATAAAACAAAAGCAGGCTATTGGGCTTGTCGTACACCAAGATACAAAAGTTTAGGAGTTAAAGGTGGTCAGTGGTGGTAATAAACCATACTTTGAAACTAGTCTAGGTAACGTTAAATATAGACGGTTTGAAGGCAAAGTAGAAGAATCAGATTTAGTCTGGCATCGTGATGCTAACGATAGACAGATAAAAGTAGTAGAAGGACAAGGATGGCAATTACAGTTTGATAATGAATTGCCAGTAGAGCTAGTAGAAGATGAAACATATTTTATTGCTAGTGAAACATATCACAGACTAATAAAAGGTCAAGGTGAATTAGTTTTAGAGATTATTGAAGAAGAATGAGAGCTAAACAATTTATTACAGAACGAAATAAACAAGGCAAAGTAATACCTACCCACAATGCCGCTAGTCCAGGAGCAATGACTGCATCAAACGCTGATAGATACTATGGTCTATATCGTGCTAGTATGTTAATGGGACGTTATCCAGAAGCATTAGATGATATTGATTTAGAATCAGCTATGGGTAATAAAATGTTTATTGGCACATACACTCAAGAAGAAGCAGAAATGTACAAAGAAGCATGTAAGGCCATGGGCATACACGCAGAAGATATGATCAAAGGCCCAAGTGCTGAACCAGAAGATACAAACAAACAATCAACAGTTCAACCTTTTAAAGGATATCCTCGATGAAATGTAAATATTGTGGCTGTGCCTCACACTGTGGCCAGAGTTGCACTAACTGCTGGAATTGTCCAGACTGTCATTGTCATGAATGTGAGACAGATGTTACAACAATAAAATACAGCGATAACACTGACGCAAGAGATTAATATGTTTGAATACAAAGTTTACATACAGAGAGTAGTTGACGGAGACACAGTTGACGTAGATATTGATCTAGGATTTGGCGTTATACTTAAAAAAGAACGTGTTAGAATCATGGGCATTGATACTCCAGAATCAAGAACAAGAGACAAAGTAGAAAAGAAGTTTGGTCTAGCAAGTAAAGCAAGACTAAAAGAAATACTGGGTAAAGAAGCAGTGTTAGTATGTAAGGAATACGATGCCAAAGGAAAGTTTGGTCGTGTTTTAGGTGACTTTACTACCAATGATGGACGTATGGTAACAGACGTTCTGGTAGAAGAAGGTCATGCAGTAGCATACTTTGGTGGCTCAAAAGATGAAATACAGGCAAAACATCTTGTTAATAGAGAAAAACTATTACGAGAAGGCAAAGTTAAGTTATGAGAGCAAATGAAATTTTAGAAGCACATCCTAACAGCAAAGTCTATGACAAATGCTGGAAAGGTTATAAAAAAGTTCCAGGCAAAAAACGTGGTGAACCAGGTAGTTGCGTTAAAGAAGAAAACTTAGATAATTGTAAACACGGCAAGTACTACTGCTCTACAGACAAAAAATGGAAGTGTCGCCAAGGTCCTAAACAGACACGCGGTTAAAATGTTTCAACGAGTTAATGTTCCACTAGTACAAAACCCCCTTTGTACACAAGCAGTGGAGCAACTCACCAATAAAGATTTCCAATATTACGATAAAGATGGCTTTGAGTTAACTCAAGCAGAACAACGCTATTATGAAGAAGAAGGCCATCCTTTAGATCAACCAATACTTAATCACAGACTATGGCAAGAACAATGGCTAACTTTAGATCATCCTAGACTTTTGTTAGACCACGCAATGATTTTACATCGTGCTAGTTTTGCTGACCAAGCACGTGAACAACTATTAGAACTACAAAAAACTATTCCACAAGCAGACTTACTGCTACGCACACGTCAACAATGGGGTTGGGACTTTGACATAGACTATGTTAGAGACAACGGTGAAGTTATCGAAGTATTACACGTTGAATGCGACTTTAACGACTTTAATGAGTTTAGAGATAAACTATATGCGTTTGAAGATAAAGTAAATCGTTTAGACTTTGAAGACTCAGCAAGGCGTATATGGCGCGAAAGAGGCCAATGGCAACACTTAAAAGGTTTCTCCCAAAACGACTGGAAGGCAGAGTATTTATTAGGTTGGAAAAAATCAGAGTACACAGAAAAAGCCATATAAGTAATACAAACACTTTTAAGGAAATATCATGAAGTTTGACACAGTAAAATTTAAACTCTATAACGAATTTATTCAGACACAGTGCGTGACTGAACCCGAAAATGAATTCAATAAAATAACAACTGAAGAAGTTTATAATCTTATGATTAAGCCTCTTAAACTTAAAAAGACAGCCACAATATTAGATGTAGGTTGCTCAGCAGGTTATTTTTTAGATGTAGCAAAAAAAGAAAAATATAAAAATGTTACAGGTATTACATCATTTAAGGATGAAGTTGCTATTTGTAAAGATAAAGGACACGAAGTACGTTACGAACATACTAGTTTTTTAACAGACAAAGATGAAACTGTTGACTTTATTTACTGTAGACGTGGTTTAGAAAAATCACCATATCCTTATATTACATTGTTAGAGTTTAATAGAGTGTTAAAACAAAAAGGCAAACTTTACATTGAAACAGCACAACCACACAATGTAAGAAACTACGAAGCACATCCAAACAACTATTCTGTAATGACAGATCGTATGCTAATGAATTTATTAGTTAGAGCAGGCTTTGATATTGAAGTGTCAAACAACTTAGAATCAAATGCAATAGATAAAGCAACAGAAGAAAAGTTTGTAGAAAAAGCATACGGCATAGTAGCAGTTAAAAAACGTCCAATTGACGTTAAATAATACTATGGATATAGAACAACTTAAACATCTTGCAGGGGTTAACTCAACTTCTACCGTAGGAGAAAATATGAGTCACACTGCTTCTGAAAAATCTGAATATATGAAAAAGCACAACATTCAGCCAGGTTCATCAGAATGGTTTAAGTTATGGTTTGCACAACCTCATCTAACCGGCGAAAATCCTATGCCAAGGAAGTAGTATGCTAGAGCATGACTACGCAGAGTACGCTAACCAAACACATCAGTGGATTGGATCTGACTCAGAAGAAAGATTTTTAAAACATTGTAAAGACAAAGAAAAATGGCAATACTTTGAAACACATGGTTATTTAAATAAAAATGTTATTCAATATCAATTTAACGAGTATGGCTTTCGTTGTGCTCCGTGGGATAATATACAAGAACACAGTATTGCCTTAGGATGCAGTCATACGCAAGGTGTTGGAATAGCAAGTCGTGACACTTGGTCAACTCAACTATCAAAATTATTAAACAAATCAATATTAAATCTTGGTATTGGTGGTGCTAGTTTAGATACCTGTTTGCGTGTATTAATGTTTGCTGTTGAAAAATTAAGAATTAACACAGTTTACTTACTAGAACCAGAAGCACAACGACTTGAGTTTGCAATTAATAATCAATGGCAAGTACTAACAGTTAATTATAACCATGATGTTTTTAAAAATTGGGTAGTTGAACAAAAGAATGTTGAAATGAATCAGTTAAAAAATAGACTAGCAATTCAGCAAGTGTGTGATAAGAACGGACTACAATTAAAAACTGTAATGTTAGATAATATTAAAAAATTAGACAACATCGATTGGGCAAGAGACTTTGCACACAATGGTCCTGAATGGAATAAAAGCGTGGCTTGGGCCTTTGCAGACTTATAAGTAATAGTATGGCAAAATCATTAGACGGCGTATTAATTAAGAAAGCACATAGAAAAACAGAGTTCACCTCTGAACAGTTACAAGAATTTAAAAAATGTGCTGACCCAAAAACAGGTCCAGAATACTTTATGAGTAATTTCTTTAGTATTCAACACCCTGTGCATGGCAACATGAAATACATTCCTTACGATTATCAAAAGCGTTTAATACATACCTATCACGATAATAGATTTAGTATATCAATGATGCCTAGGCAAACAGGTAAATCAACAAGTGCCGCGGGTTACTTGTTATGGTTTGCTATGTTTGTTCCAGACTCAACGGTGCTAGTGGCCGCACACAAATACGCAGGTGCTCAAGAAATTATGCAACGTATTCGTTATGCTTATGAAGGCTGTCCAGATCATATACGTGCAGGTGCTGTTAGTTATAACAAAGGCTCAATAGAATTTGACAATGGATCACGTATAGTAGCACAAACAACCACTGAAAACACTGGTCGAGGTATGTCAATATCGTTACTGTACTGTGACGAGTTTGCGTTTGTGAGACCTACTATTGCCCGAGAGTTTTGGACTTCAATATCTCCCACACTAACCACTGGTGGTAAAGCAATTATTACATCAACACCTAACTCAGATGAGGATCAGTTTGCACTGTTATGGAAACAAGCAAACAAAACAGAAGATGAGCATGGTAACCCAACCGACTTAGGTGTTAATGGATTCCGTGCATACCGTTCTTATTGGAACGAACATCCTGACAGAGATGAAGAATGGGCTAAAGAAGAACGTGCTAAACTAGGTGACGAACGTTTCCGTCGTGAAATGGATTGTGAATTTATTATCAACGATGAAACACTGATAGCACCTACTAAACTAATTGACTTACAAGGTATTGATCCTATTAATCAAATGGGACAAGTACGTTGGTACAGTAAACCTGAAAAGGGTGATATCTATGTAGTATCCTGGGACCCAAGTCTAGGAACAGGTGGTGACTACTCTGCTATGCAGGTTATTAATGCTACAACAACAGAACAAGTAGCAGAATGGAAACACAATAGAACAACTATACCTGAACAGGTGCGTGTGTTTGTTGACATTATTAGACACTTAAACGAAACATTAGAAGACCAAAACTCAATATACTACTCAGTAGAAAACAACACTTTAGGTGAAGCGGCCTTGATCAGTTTAGCAGAGTTTGGCGAAGAAAACATTCCAGGTATATTCTTAAGTGAAACCAAAGCTATGGGTAACGCTAGACGTTATCGTAAAGGATTTAATACTACTAACAAGTCAAAAATATCTGCCTGTGCTAAACTTAAAAACTTAGTTGAGTCAGGTAAACTAAAAATTAAATCAAGACCTTTAGTTAGTGAACTTAAAAACTTTGTAGCACACGGTACAAGTTATGCGGCCAAACCTGGTGAACACGATGACTTAGTTATGGCAGTAGTATTAGGCATACGCATGATGCAACAACTGCAAGAGTATCATAAGAACATAGGTGACAACCTACGTGATCATAATGACGATGTTATTGAACCTTTACCATTTATTATGATCTAAGATAAATACACTTATGATATCATTAGAAGACACAAGACAGAAACTATTTGACCTACTCGTTGCTAAGAGTTTTGAAATAACAACTCGTGATGCAAAGGGCAAGGAAACTCAAGATCCTACACAAGCAGACCTATTCTCATTTGGCTATAAAGTTGGTGAAGCAAACTACGGAACAGTAGTGGTTACTATTAACCCTAAAGGCGAATTAGAAGTTTACTATGGTGATGTGCTTGGTAAAGGTATGGATTCAGAAGATAAAAAAGATTGGTATGACTTTTTATATCAATTACGTCACTTTGCTAAACGCAATATGTTAGAGTTTAGTTTAAAACATATGAACAAACTAAAATATGCTATGCAAACAATGGCACAGGTCACTGAATCTAAATACTACGGATTTAAGAAAACATCATACACAAAACCAACACAAGAAGCAAAACTTAAAATAGTACACACAAAACCAATTGATGAAGAACAAGGCGATCAACGTTATAGAAATATATCAGCATTGTTTGTAGAAACAGCAGATGGCGAACGTTTTAAACTACCATTTACTAAACTATATGGTGGTCGTGCTATGGCAAGACACGTATCAGAAGGCGGTAATCCATATGACTCATTTGGTCAATACATTTGTGAACTAGTTAGTGATATTGAAACACTAGGTGCTTTTACTAGATATGCACGTGGTAAGGACTGGCAAGACGCCGAATCAACAGAACTTGCAGAACGTGGCCTTAGACACTTTGGGGATATTAAACGTAAAGTTAAATCAATGATTGGTAAACGTGGATATCATAAAGCATTTGAAGAATATAACACAAGTGAACAACCACAACAAGAAGTAGTAGAACGTGTGCGTGAATTGTTTACTGAAAGATTATTAGATCAAAGAGTAGAGTCAGCAATACCAGTGTTGGCTAAACTTGAATTAGAGGGTAAGTCAATGAAAGAGATTAAAGAATTTGAATCGTGGGCAGAAGATATGTCATACGATGTAAACGAAGGTTTTGATCCTAATTCTTGGGAAGGCGAAATGGAATGGGAATTTGCTGGTGATGACGGTGAACCAGGCTACGGTGGTGTACGCTACACAGTAGTTGTTGATAAAGAACAAAATAAAGCATTTGTAGATCCTAAATCATTAAATGCTTGGTGCAACGGTGATGGCAATAACAAACTAACAGACGAATGGTGTACTAGCATGGTACAACCAGGTGGTGAGTTACACGACGAAGCATTACTAGCGGCTCAGGAAGATGTGGACGCTGAATGGGACGCAAGAGATGCAGACGTTCCAATGGAAGACAAAGAATATGAATGCCCAACTTGTCGTGGCGCAGGCGATTGGCGCGATGAAGAACATAAAAAACATGATTGCCCAGACTGTGATGGCGAAGGCAAGTATGTTGATGTTGATGATCTGGAATTAGAAGAAGGCAAGATGAAAGATCTAGCACTAGACTTAGAAGAACTATCAGACCAAGAGTTTGAAGAAAAATATCA